GAGTACTACGCTGCGGGGGTGGGGGGGTCTGTTACTGGCCGGCGGGCGGATCTTGGTTTGATCGATGACCCTGTGAAGTCGCGGGAAGATGCGGATTCTGAGCGCGCTCGTGATAAGGCGTGGGAATGGTATGTGAACGACTTCCTGACCCGCTTGAAGCCCAATGCGGCGGTGGTTCTGGTCATGACCCGCTGGCACGAGGATGACCTCGGTGGCCGGATTCTTGAGCGCGAGCGCGACAAGTGGAAGGTGATTTCGTTGCCGATGGAGGCAATGGACGATGATCCTTTGGGCCGTGAGCCAGGAGATCGGCTTTGGCCAGAGTGGTATACAGACGATATGGTGCAGTTGGCTAAGCAGGATTCACGGTCATGGTGGGCGCTGTATCAGCAGTCTCCAACTTCAGATGAGGGCGATTTCTTCAAGAAGGACTGGCTGCATGAGTACGATGTAGCCCCGAAGGGACTCAAGATATATGCAGCCAGCGACTACGCGGTTACTGATGGGTCTGGCGACTTCACTGAGCACGGTATTGCTGGTGTTGACGCCTCTGGCAATATCTATGTGCTGGATTGGTGGCGCGGACAGAAAGCGGCTGACCATTGGATCGATCGCATGGCTGATCTGGTTGCAAAACATCAGCCTTCGTGCTGGTTCGGCGAAGCCGGCCCGATCCGAAGATCGGTCGAACCCTTCATGATGAAGCGACTGAGCGAGCGAGGGGCCTTCTGCCGCATCGAATGGCTGCCTTCGATCCACGAGAAGGACGCCAGAGCGAGAGGTATTCAAGCCATGATGGCGATGGGCAAGGTTTACTGGCCCCGCTTTGCCCCGTGGAAAGCAGATGTTCAGGGCCAATTGCTACGATTTCCCGCCGCAAGACACGACGATGCGGTAGACGTCATGAGCCTCTTCGGCCGTGGGCTCAAATTCGTCAATTCTAGCAAAAAGAGCGTCGCCAAGCGGATTTATGAGCCAATTCAATCATGGATGGCAGGATGACCTACGAACTGAAGTTCCTGCAAGATGAATGGCACATCCTCATCGACGGCAAAACCGTCTTCCAGTGCGATTTCTGGCCAGACGCCATGCTCGAATACGCAAAAATCTGCGCGCAAGCCGGATCGGAAGAGGCAAAACGAGCATTGGACATGCATTGACAGTTAGTTAGGGCGTGCTAACATAACGCATGGCCCCACTGTCTGAACCCTCAACCGTGGCCGGCGCGCAAGGGTACTCTTGGCCGGCAGACAGGCGCGACGCTCGGTAGATCACCGGGCGTTGTCGTTTCTGGAACAACTTCATGGCACGCGACTATCTCCAAGAGGCAAAGGAAAACTATGCCGATGCGAAAGATGCCGTTCGCGAGCAATACGAGCGAATCCGCCAAGATTTCCGCTTCAGCAACCCAGCCGAGCCAAAGCAGTGGGACGACTATGCCCTCAAGGCCAGGTCCGGGCGGCCCATGCATACTCTTGACCGCACCAACCAGTTCATTCAGCATGTCGTCAACTCGAACCGGGAACGCAAAACCTCGGCAGATATCCTGCCTGCTGATTCCAAGGCAGACGTAGAAGTCGCAAAACGCATCAAAGGCATCATCCGGCACATCGAGTACACCTCGCGCGCAGATATTGCCTGGGACACCGCCGCCGATCACCAAGTCCGAGGGGGCCTGGGTTGGGTTCGCATCACCCCGAAGGTCGTTGACCCGGAAATGAACGAGCAGGAAATCCTGATCCAGCGAGTGATCGACCCGCTTTCTTGCCTGCTAGACCCGAATTCGACCGAACCGGACGGTTCCGATGCGATGTTCGGCTTCGCGGAAACGACCCTCACGAACAAAGCCTTCGAGCGCCAGTTCAAGAAAGCCAAGAAGGACAGTTGGGACTCCGAAGGCTGGTTCGGCGAGGATTCGACACGAATCGCAGAGTATTTCCGCGTCGTAGAGACGAAAACCAATCGTTTGACCGTTTCGATGCCGGATGGCAATACGATGACCCTTGGCGAAGATGAGTATTGGGCACTTGCCCAGAAAATCGGGTTTCAGCCCCAACTGATCGATCAGTTCATCGCCACGAAGCGCCTCGTCAAGTGGTGCAAATTGACCGGGGCGGAGACCATCGAAGAAACAGACTTCCCGTCGATCTGGATACCTCTGATCCCGGTTCAGGGGCATGAACTGTGGGTCGAAGGCAAGAGGTACCTCTGCGGGATGGTCCGCAGACTGATGGACGGGCAGAAACTCCACAACTACGAAATGAGCGCCCTCACAGAATCCCTGATGGCGCAACCAAAAGCCCCCTTCCTGGTCTCGGATCGGGCTATCGAAGGACACGAGGACGAGTGGGCGAAGCTGAACAGCGGCAACCCCGCCTTCACGACCTACAGCGACATGGACCCCGAAGGGCGACCCATCACCCCCCCGATTCGCCTGTCGCCACCGAATTTCCCGGTGGCCTACGCCAATACGGCCAATCTGGCTGTACTTGAAATGGAATCCGCCGTCGGCATGCCCAAACCAACGATGGGCATTGCATCCAATGCGATTTCTGGCCGAGCCAAGTTAGCCGACAAGGAGGCTGGGGCAACCGCTACTTTCCACTTTCAGGACAACCTGCGAGTTGCCAAGGAACACGCGTATAGGGTGATCCTGGACATGCTGCCGAGAATCTACAACGGACGTAGACAAGCCAAGATTCTGGGCGAGGACGACAAACAGTCCAGCGTCATGATCGATAGCGAACAAGCCTCCGCCAAGACAATGCAGGAAGGCAAAGTCGCCTCCATCAATCTAGGCGTCGGTCGCTACGATGTCCGAGTCAAGATCGGCCCGAGCTTTACGACGATTCGAGAGGAACTCGGCGTCAAGTTGCAGGAACTCGGCAAAGGCAATCCAGTCCTGGCCGCCGCCCTGATGCCCATGCTGATGAAGCTGAACGATCTGCCTGAAGCCGACAAGATCGCCCGAGTGGCGATTGCCATGCTGCCCCCGGAAGTACAGAAGGCGTACCACGAGGAAGATACCGGTGAAATTCCTGCCGCTGCGAAAGCCACTATCGACCAGCAAGGCCAACAGATTACCCAGATGGCGCAAGCAATGGATCAGGCCGGGCAGGTCATCAAAGACCTTCAAAGCCAAGTCAACGACAAAGCCGATACCGTCAAGTCAGAAGCCGCCAAAGCTATGGCCGAGATCAAGGCCGCCCAAGCCGATCTGAAAGCCCAGTCCGAAGCCCTGGCCGCCAAGGAAAGAGAAGTCAACGACGCAGTGCGGATCGCACAGTTGGAAATCCAGCTCGCCCAGGCCCAACAGAATGCAGACGATACCGAGGGCAAGGATGAATCAGCCAAAGCTCAAACGTCACAGCCAATGCAGATCACGGTACCGTCGAATGATGAAGCCATCAAGGTACTCGCGGATGTTGTCCGACAGGCTCAGGAAACTATGGCTGCCGCTCTCGCGCAAAATGCCCAGATCCATACTCAGACTCAATCCCTGGTTGTGGATGCGATAGAAGACATGGCAGAGGCGCTTTCAGCGACTAGAAACATCACGCTGAAGAAGGGGCCTGATGGCAGGACTATCGGCGCGACCTCGGTCTCCATCATGCCCGAAAGCGAGACAGTGCAATGACCTTCCTTTCGACCAATCCGATTGTCTCCAGGATTGTCATCCTGACGCAAACCCAATTGTCGGCTCCGACGGCAGCACAGATCGCGGACTACTCGGCGATCTACCAACTCGACATCGCTCCCTACACCCGGTATCACACTGATGGGACAGCTCTGCAAATAATGACGCAGAGCCAAGCCACTATCGATGCGCTGATCCAGGCCAACGACAGTTTGGGAGCAATGGCCCCCGCGGTTCAAACCCTGATCGATGCGGCAAGCGTCACGGATCGAGCGCGTAATCTGCACACAGGGACCGACGCCGCATCGAATGTCATCGTCGCCCTCAACGCAAAGACCCTCGAAGTATGCATGACCGAAATCTACGCCGCCCTCGCCGGGGGTGGCCCTAGCGCTCCTCAGATCACGACCGATCCGACGATCAGCGATACGACCCCGAACGTCGCTCAGACCCTGACCGTGACCCCTGGTACCGTGACCGGCGGAGCGCACACGGAAACCTACTTCTGGTCAGCCAACGGCGTGCCCGTCACCTCGCTATCGACCTCGACGACCTATATCGTCGGGTCTGCATATGCCGGACAAGTGATCACCGTCACCCAACGCAGCACCCTGAATACAGGGACGCTCTACAACGAGCGGACCAGCGCGGCGACCAGCGTTGTCGTTGCCACCGTCCCGACCAATTCAGTAGCCCCGACCATCACCCCGAGCGGTGCGCAGACGGTCGGAGCAGCCTACAGCGTTGCGAGTCTCGGGACATGGGCCGACGACACCGCGGCGACTGTCTCATATCAGTGGCTGTGGAACGACGCAGACATCTCGGGAGCTACAGCCAGCACCTATAGCAGCATCACCGGCCAGGAAGGCGGAACGATCAAACTTCGGGTGAGAAAGACAACCGCCCAGGGCTCCTCGGTGTGGGTCACTTCGTCCAATTCATCGACCGTGAACGGTGCCCCGACGCTGACCTTTACCGCTGCGCCTGCTTTCCCGGCGACCGTGACCGAGAACACCGCCGCGATCATCACGAATGCGACCTACACAGGCGGGACTCCTACTTTCATCAACAGCCGGGTCTACGTGGCCGAGTCCGCGACCCCGACCCAGCCATATGCGGTGATCACGACCAACCCATCGAGCTACCTGCCGCAATCGGATGCCTGGCTGCTGGCCCAGACCGGCCTGACAGCGATCGCCGGCAAGACGGTGTCGTGCGATCAACAGTGGCTCCTGAGCGGCACGACCTACACCTCGGCGAGATCAGCGACCAAAGTGGTTCAGGCTGTTGCCGCAGGACTGGCCGCGAGGACTGACACTGCCACCTACAACTGGACGCAGAACACGTCGGTCTCATCGACCAGACCGATAGCAGGAACGGGCGGGACAGCTCCGTTTACCTACTCGATCAGCCCCGCTTTGCCATCCGGTCTATCGATGACGACCAGCGGCGCCCAAGCCGGCTACATCGCCGGCACACCAACGGTCACGACATCGGCCGTGACCTACACCGTGACCGTGACGGACTCGGTTGCCGCAACAGCCTCGGCGACGTTCACGGCTACGGTAGCCGCACCATCGGTCACGCCGCTGGCGACGCTGCCGTATCCGGTTCCGACGAACATGGACCCGAATTCGAGTCCGACCTACAACGACGGCGACACGATCACAGGTTCGTCTGGTGTCATTTTGCAGCGGGTAGCAGACCCTGGCGGCTCGGGGCGTTTGGTCTATCTGCACCGAGTCTGGAAGAACCAATGGGTCCAAAACTCGGCGCGCGTGCGATCCGAGAAACTGTGGATCGGCATGAACGAATACCTGCTACCGAACGAAGAGCATTGGTTCTCCTATGCGTGGCGCGCGAAGGGCGACGAGTGGCCGAACGACACCGGCAACACCGACGATGATTTCCAGATTCAACAGTCGCACACCGAACTGAGTGGCAACACGCAATCACCGTGGTCGCTCGCGTTCTCGCGTGGCGGTTTCATCCGCCGCTACACGGCTTCCTTCTGCGTAGACCCGCCGACAGGTGCGCCGTTCTTTCAGAACGCGCCATCGACCACCAGTATGACGCCGGTGGTGATGGCGGACCCGACGATCAAAGACACTTGGTACAAGGTCGTCTATCACATTCGCCCCGGCTGGCAGTCGTCGCACAACCCGATCTTTGAGGTCTGGGAAAAGATCGGCGCGGGGTCGTGGAATCGGGTCGTCAACTACACCGGCTTCAACACCTACAACATTACCGGCTCCCAATTCATCGGCGGGGACTACCCGCGCATCGGGCTGCATAAGTGGGACTCGACGAACTTTGTCTCTGGCTCAACGTTGGCGCTCTACATGACCTCGCTCTATCACGGCGAGGGCGTGAACCTGTTCAATGAGGCGGCCGAGTCGCTGACCGGTCTGTAATGGCGAACTACGTCCTCTTCCCGGGTGGTGCTTCTGGCCATCGAGCCAGTACCCCGGATACGGCCTCAAACTCGATCACGGGTGACTTTGGGATCATCCTGGGTCTGTCGTTCGACGATGTTCCGCCGGACGGCAAGAACAAGGTACTGGCTGCGAAATTCGTCTCCGGGTCTCAAGCCTGGATTCTGTACATCAACGGTACCGATGGGGTGCTCGATGGGCAACCACAAGCCTATATCGAAAACGCCGCCGGCTCGTTTATTGAACCGCTATCCAGCGCAACGCTGAGTAGCGTGGGCATCACGGCCGGGCAGATATTCGGCCTGGGCATGACGGTCGATGTGGACAACGGCGCCGCCGGCACGACAAGTAAGTTCTGGTATTCGACCGACTACAACACGACGAGCAAGTCAGGCACATGGGTTTCTCTGGCCATTGACGTTGATGCGCTGATATCGAATATCCGCAATTCGACCGACCCGGTATGGTGGGGCGAATTCAATGCGACAGACGCAGCGACGGATACGTTCAAAGGCAAGCTCTACGTCGGGCAGCTGTATAGCGGAATCGGCGCCGATACGGCTCCCGGACAGGGAACGCTGGTCAACGAGTTGTGGGCGCAGGACGCACCCAACGCCGCAACCAGTTGGGTCAGTTCCGCAACCGGCGAGACCTACACCCTCACCGGCGCAACTTTGGTCGGTGATGCCGTTGCGACCGGCCCGATGTACTACCCGCAAAAAGTTTTCTACCCCGTTTAACCAACGCCGCAAGGCAATGAAGGAGCCATCATGGCAGTCGGTTTGATGTACACCAGTCAATTCACCACAGTCTCGATCACCAACGCAACCCAGGACATTTGGGAGATGGTCGCAGCGGCCGGCGTCTCGGTGATCGTCCATTGGATCAGCTTGACAATCGAGCCCACCATCACCAGCGGCGTCGCTCAAGACCTGCGCGTGCGCCTGCAACTTGTCGAGCGCTCAACCACGGGCAGCGGTGGTGCGGCCGTGACGCCTGCGGGTGTTCATCCGCGCAACTCCGTGGCTGCGGCAACGACCACGACCCGCACCGTGACGACACCTGGCACCATCGGCGACATCCGCTGGTCCGAAGCGGTGAGCATGATTGTTCCTGCCGAGAAAATATGGACGCCTGACGTGAAGCAGCCGATTTCCGGCGGCGGGCGACTGTGCCTGTTCCTGCAAACCGCGCTGGGTGCTGCCTACAACGCATCGAGCACGATCTGCTTCGAGGAAATCTGATGGCTTACGCTGTCACATGGTCGCTGTTTGCGCTGGGCTGGTTTGGCCTATTGGCGCTGGCGATTTGGTGGACGCTGGAATGGCGCTCCAATCGAGGCGGGTCTGATGCCTGATGATTGCAGCATGCAATGCTGGGTGCGCCGGGCCGGCTTGCGGTGGAAGTACCACACGACCATGTGGCTGTCGTGGCGCTGGAAGCAGATCGACGAGGGGTTTGCCGTTGTCGATGACTTCGGCGATCTGGTCACTGTTGAAAGGTGAACCATGCCAATCGACTCATACGTTCAGGTAGCCCCGGATGGTTCCGGCAAGAAGATCGATATGGCCCTCACGGCTTCGGCCGCGGGGGACACCATCTATCGCCAGCGAGCGGAAATCGTTGGCGTCAACGCAGAGGTGTTGGGTGAATTGCTGGAGCTAAGTCGCAAGCAACTCGCGTGTCTGCGAGGGATTCTCTACCGCTTGAACAACGGTGATCTGAACGACCACGAACTTTACCAAGACTGAAAGGAAACATCATGCCTATCGCAATGTCAGGACAAGTCGGCCCGGCGCTAGTCGGTGACGGCGTAACCACTCAACCAGTCCGCCAAGGCCGCCTAGGTGACGCCATTGTCACTGAACTACACGGTCGATACTACGAACAGGCTTCCCGCGGAAATCTGTTTCTGGCAACGGCCATTGTCACAGGCCCGGTGATCTTCACGACCGCCGCAGGTACGGGCGGGCCGCTGGTCTGGAACCCGTCATCCAGCGGCGTCAACGTATCAGTGCTTGCAATCACCTGCGGGGTTACCGTGGTAACGACCGTTGCGGCGGCACTGGGCCTGACCGGTAATACCGGACAGACTTCAGCGCCGACATCGACCACGGCGATTGACTCGCGCCAGAACTGCCGTATCGGTGGAGCACCATCCCAATCGACACCCTACCGCGTCGGCACGCCAACGAACGCCGGGGCATTCTTCTTCCCGCTGCTGTCGTTGCACACTGGCGCGCTCACAGTCGATACAGGTCAAGTTGCCTTCATCGATGTGGGTGGTGTGATCGTTTGCCCCCCTGGTAGCTGGGTGTCTGTTGCGGCATCGGCCACGGCAACGACCACAGTGGCACAACTCGGGATGATCTACGCTGAAATCCCGATCTGACCGTAGTGCGATGAATGTGGATCGATCTCCGATCACTGTGGGAGGCACCACAGCCGCCGTTTAGCGTACGGCTGGCACAGTACAAACAGCTAGTTCTGTTCGATGAAGGACAGGACGAGGCTGTCCGGGTCAACCACGCCCAGCGAATGTTCTTCGGGGCCGCGACGGTTGCAACCGTTGCTGCTCTGTGGTGGCTGTGGCCCACGACCAAGAGCCAGGCCGAGCCCGAAGAAGAGATCAGGCGCAGCGACCACTCGTTGCTGCACAGATACCGAACCGGGTATCAAACGGTCGGCCAGCCGACCTCCCTGCTGTATAGAAAGTCGATCCAGCCTGGAGAGGACGCAGAACCCTACGAGGTCAAGTCTGCCAGACCAGACCTGCACCTGTACCGCACGGGCTACCAGACCGTCGGCCAGAGTTACCGCCAGTGGCCGCGGGCCGGCTACAGGATCGAGGACGAGGACTACCAGCCAGCCAAGCCGGTAGACCTGAGCGCATTCAGGAACAGCCAGCCGGTTGTAGCGACTGCCGGTCAGCCTTGGTTCATCTGGCCAAGACCAGCGCAGGCGATAGAGCCCGAGGACTACAAATCCCCGCCGCCAAGCCTGTTCGCCCTGACTCGGGTAACCCAGCAGACCGCCATCGCGGGTCAACCGTGGTACCTGTGGCCGAGCGCCGAAGCCGATCAGACGATAGAGGACGACGCCCGCCGGTCAGACCATACCCTGCTGCATCGCTACAGGGTCGGCTACCAGACCGTTGGCCAACCCTGGGCATACCGGATCAAGCCGCAGGCCAGGCTCGACGAGGAAACGTACACCGTCCCCGGCCCGGCCAGCCTGTATCCGTACCGGCAAGTCACGGTCACGGTATCGGCTGGTCAACCCTGGTGGCTATGGCCGGCAGTAAAGGGCGATCAGACGGTAGAGCCGCCTCCGGTCGTCACGGACCACGCTGCGGCGTTGTATCCGTTTAGGCCACATCCGGCGATTGCTGTTGTTGCCACACCGCCCGATGTCACCGGCGGCTGGCCAATCTACTACGGCCACAGGATCAGGAAAACGCGCGAAGTAAGTGCCGACGTTCCACATGAAACACTGGAACAGACGCACGCCAGAATTATCGCAGTGCAGCAAAAGCTCGCTGACCGCAAGGAGCTTCGCAAGCAAGAGCGGCGCAGTCAGCGCGTGACCGAAGAAATCAGATTGATTCTCGACCAGCAAGATGCACTGAAACTTAGCATTGCTGCCTTGGAATTGCAACTGCAACAAGCCGGTCTGGACGACGACGATATCGCCCTGATCCTGGCACTTGCAGGTTAGCGCGCACTCTGCTACGCTCGCCAACGTGAGCGCCTACTTCGCCGGGCCTGTGGCGATGAACATTGGAAACAATGCCAGATATCGAAATCTCGCCCGGCGAAGAGATCATAAACACGCCTGAGACGAAACCAGAGCCGGAAGTCGTCACCCCGGAAGTCGAGGCAGAAGCCAGCGCAGAGGCTACCGAAGGCGACAAGCCAGAGGACGAAGCCGACAAAGCGCTCAAGCGTATGCAGCGCAGGATCGATAAGCGGACAGGCGACTTCCACCGAGTACGGGGTGAAAACGAATCCCTCAAAGCTCGACTGGCGGACCTGCAAGCCAAGTCAGGTTTGGAAGACAACCCACGAGAGCAGACTGACCCCCACGCGCTTGCGAGAGAAATCGCGCAACGCGACCGATTCGCCGAGAAGGCAAACAGCATTGTCGATGCGGGTAGCAAGGCGCATCCCGATTACATGGTTGCTCTGAAGGATCTGGCCCGAGAGGTCGGCGACTTCGTAAAGCCCAACGGGCTGCCGAGCGAGTTCATGGAAGTCGTGATGGATGTTGCCGACAACCCATCTGGCTTGTTGTATCACCTGGGGAAGAACCCTGATCTTGCGGAAGAACTTTCGGACTTGAGCCCATTCAAGCTGGCAAAGCGGTTGGATCGCATCGAACGCGAAATGGCCGACAAGTCAAAACCGAAACCCAGTTCCGCACCAAAACCTCTGGAACCTGTTCGAGCCAAAGCATCCGAGTCGGGACTCTCCTCTGATATCCCGATTGAAGACTGGATGAAACGCCGCGAAAAGGAATTGAGGGAGAAGCGGGGCTACTGATACCCGAAAGGGGTAATTCGTGGCTACGAATACCTTCAAAACCCTCAATGATGGCGACATCACCAGGGAAGCTCTCCGAATCCTGAAGAATGCGAACGGCTCGCTGCGCAAGGTCAACCGTCAGTACGACGCGCGATTCGGCGCCACCGGGGCCAAGAACGGCGGCACGCTCAACATCCGCCTGCCCAACCGCTACGTCGTCACCACGGGTCGCACTGCGACAGCCGGCGGCGACAACACGGTGGAAACCTCTACCGCCCTGGTCGTGGCAACTCAGAAGCACGTCAGCATGGGCTTCTTCTCTTCGGAGTTGACGCTCTCGCTGGACGACTTCTCCAGCCGCTACCTGAAGCCGGCCATGTCTGTTTTGGCATCGACGATCTCCGCCGACGTTTGCATTGCCCAGCAATCGGCATTCGTGAACTACGTCGGCACCCCAGGCACAACTCCATCGAGCTTCCTGACCTACAGCCAAGCCGGCGAGCGGCTGGACTGGCAAACGGCTCCCCGAGACGGGAACCGCAGCGTGGTCCTGAGCCCGACCGCAATGGCGGCTACTGTGGACGCCCAGAAGGGCCTGTTCCACAGCGGCAGCAAGATCGCCGACCAGTATGAAACCGGCGTCATGGAAGCCATGACCGGCTTTGACTTCAACATGGATCAGTCGATCCAAACCCTGACGGCCGGCGCTCGCAATACGGCGTACCTGGTCAACGGTGTTCCAGCCAACGGCACGACCGCCCTGGTTGTCGATACCGGCGCCAGCGCTGCGGTGGCCGGCGACCAGTTCAACATTGCCAATGTGTTCGAGGTCAACCCAGATACCAAGCAATCGACCGGCATCGCCAAGGTGTTCACGGTGGCAACCGCCTTTGCGGGTGGTGCTGGCACGATCACCGTGTCGCAGCCGATGTACTCGTCTGGCCCGTACCAGAACCTGAACGCCGCGATTGCCGACAATGCAGCGATCACCTTCATTGGTACCCTCTCGACCGCCTACCCGCGCAACTTGGCCTATCACCGCGATTCGACGGTGCTGGCCACGGCGGACCTGGAACTGCCGGGCGGCGTGGACATGGCATCGCGTGCCAACATGGACGGTCTGTCCCTGCGCTTCATCCGTCAGTACGACGCGACCACGGATAACTTCCTGGCCCGCTTCGACATCTTGTACGGCGTGAAGGTGGTTCGTCCCGAATGGGGTGTGGTGGTGTACGGCTGATGAACCCCGGGGCTTCGGCCCCGGCTTCTAACCCATCAAAGGAACACCATGAGCACCCTTATCCCGCGCGGCAACATTTCCCGCATCTTCGCCGTCGCGGTCGTTTTCGACCCGGCTTCGGTGGCGACAATCACCACGGCCGAGCAGACCAAGACCGTTATCGGCCTGAAGCCCGGCGACTTCGTGATTTCGCAGAAACCAACCAACACGGCCGGCGTCGGCGTGGTCAATTGCCGAGTGTCCGCAGTGGATACCCTGGCAGTGACTTTCGTCAACCCGACGGCAGGCGGTGTAGATGCGGCATCCGAGACGTGGCAGTTTCTGGTCTTTCGACCCGAAGTGGCTGCGGCAGCCCTGCCTTCTGTCGTCCCCGCCTAAAGGAACGGGCCGGGGAGACTCGGCCCGCCTCATATGAAAACCAAACCAAGCGCATCACTGACCGCTTCGGCGCAGGTCGGGCAGGAAAACACAGCGTATTACGGCTACACCGTGACCGTGGTTACCGCTGTAGGCGCCATCAACATCCGCAAGACATCGATCACCGGGCAGATCATTGACGTGATCCCATCCGCAACGGCAGCCGGCGCGACAAAGGACTATAGCCTCGGCATTGCGATGGACGGCGGGCTCTTTGTCGAGTTTGCCGGCGGCGCAACAGGAACGGTCGTTGTCCGTTACGAGTAATGCCAGTCACCGCCCTTCAGTTGATCGAAGCGGGCCTGAGCAAGATCGGCATCCTGGGCGCAGGAGAGACCGTCTCCGCCGAGGACGCGGCGATTGGATTGCTGCGACTCAACTCGCTGATCGATGCGCTTGAAAACGAAAACATGTTCGGGTACACCACCGCGGACACGGTTTTCACGCTACCAGCAAATACGACGTCCAGAACCATCGGCCCGGCACAGCAGATCGACCTGACACGCCCGGTGAAAATCCTGCCGGGTTCATTCTCCCGGCTGGCCAACATCGACTACCCGCTATCCCCGGTGAGCGAGCCAGAGTACAACGCGATCAGTCTCAAATCATCCGTTGGCAGCATTGCCCCGAAACTCTGCTTCTACGATGGTGGAACCCCGACGGGTACGGTGTACTTCTGGCCAACTGCTCAAACCGCGGTTGAAGTTCACCTGATTACCCCAGAGTCTGGCGGTGTGGCGACGGATCTGACCACCTCCTACGTCTTCCCTCCGGGGTATCAGCGGTACATCGAGAACGCACTTGGCATCGAACTGGCGCCCGACTTCAAAGTGGACCCGAGCCTGGTATTGCTGGCAACGGCAGCGAATCAGAAGCGCCTGCTAAAGCGCACGAACAGTCGGGTTCCGCAATTGCAGATGGAGCCTGTAGGCGGGCGTGGCAATTCACCGTCCGACTTCTACAGCGGCTACTCGTGAATGAGTTCCCCTTCATTGGCCCTGCCTATCAAGGCCGCAGCGCGAACTACAGTTCACAGCGCGCGGTAAACCTGTATCTTGAAGCCGGCAAGGGCAAAGCGCCCGGCCTGTTGATCGGCTCACCTGGTCTGACTGCTCCGTGGATCACCCTGACAGGCGCCGGGATGCGCGGCATGTACCTAGTAGATCAAATCACTGCCGTCATGGTCTGCGGCGGCAACGTCTACAAAGTGACGAGTGCGGGGGCTGCAACCAGCATCGGCTCGGTACCGGACGACAGCCGGCCCGTTCACATTGCCGGGAACCTCGACGGCACGGGCGCGAACAGCATCGTCATTGCATCGTCCGGCAACCTGTACTCCGTCACGCTGACCGGATCGTCTTCTACCCTGATCCTGTCGGGTGCGAGCGATGTCGAAGCCATTGGCGACTACTTCATTGCCACATCGTCTACGTTGGGTACGTTTGCCTGGTCGGATGTTGAATCGACCAACTTCGATCCGCTGCATATCAAGAACACCAACGGGGCCACCGATTCGATGATCGGGGTTCGGGTCTCGCGCAGGACGATCTATTTCTTTGGCTCCAAGAGCCTGGAACAGTGGTACGAATCGGCCACAAGCGTCGATCTTCCGTTCTCCCGTATCGATGGCGCTTTCTTCGAGATTGGATGCGTAGCAAAGGACTCGATTGCCGAGCTGGACACGGTGTTCTGGCTTGGCGGGGATGACAAGGGCGCGGGCTCGATCTGGACAATAGCAGGTGGGGCTCCGAAGCGAATCTCGACCCCGGCGATTGAATATGCCATCGCCCAGTGGCCGGATATGAGCGACGCCTACGCTTTCACCTACTCGCAAGAGAACCATGCGTTCTATGTGCTCAGTTCGGTCTCAGGCAATGAAACCTGGGCCTATGACATCTCGACCGATGAGTGGCACCAAAGAGCTTGGCTTCATCCTAGCGGGGCCCTGCATCGTGTCAGGCCGTCATGTCACATCTACTTCGCTGGAAAGAACCTGGTAGGAGACTGGCAAAACGGCAACGTCTACGAATACGATCTTGACACCTACTCTGACAATGGCAACGCCTTGCCGAGAATCCGCGCCTGTGGAACGCTTCAGGCCGGCCTGGAGGTGATGCCCACAGCGTCGCTTCAACTGGATATGGATACCGGGGTTGGACTAGCCAGCGGACAAGGCTCAGATCCACAAGCGATGTTGCGCTGGTCGAAGGACGGCGGCAAGACGTGGAGCAATTCGCTATGGCGCACGTTCGGGAAAGTTGGCGAGTACTCACGCCGTTGCAAGTGGAACCGTGTCGGCGGTGGCCGGCGGGCCGTCTATGAAGTCACGATCACCGATCCCGTGAAAGTGGCGATCACCGGAGCGTACCTGTCGTGACCGTTCGTAATTTTGAGCCCACGGCGATCTGGTCTCGCCCCGATGGCACACCGACAGAGCGGGCCTTGGGCTGGATGCGCGCGGTATCCCCTCCTGGTCCGGTGACCATCGAGGAAAGCCTGACGGTCAATTCTCTGGTGGTTGTCGATGGATTCGGATGCAACGGGAAAACCGCGCAAACGGAAGCGGTCGTGAATGCTGCCGTAGCAGGAGCCGCAGACGGAACCTATTCAGCCAACGAGCAGACCATGCTCAATGACTTGCAGGCACTAGTGAACCAGTTGAGAGCAGCACTCGTGGCCAATGGGATCGCGGTGTGATCCATCTTGACCCATCCCGTCGCACAGAGGCCATTGATGCGGGATTGATCGCATGCGTAGAGCTACTGATGTACGCCGAGACTTATCGCCGGATCGTCGAAGAGTGGAATCCAGTTGCTGTATGCGATGACAACAAAGTGATCGGTGTGCTAATTTCAAAGAGCAATACGATCCATTTGGCGATCATCCCAGAATACCGAGGCCGCTGGGCCTCACGACGGATAATCCGCGAAATGCTTAAGTATGGAACGACGACAGACGACGGAGACCATAGAGACTTTGTTGAGCGCCTCGGGTTCAAACGCATTGGATCGAGATACGAATACGAGGATATGCCATGCCATTTTTAGTACCTTTCATCCCCGCAATCGCTGGTGTAGCTGGTGCCGTGATTGCGGGGAACGCGTCAAAGAGTGCGGCCAACACGCAAGCCGCTGCTGTGGGGGATGCAAATGCTTTGCAGCGCGAGCAGTACGATCAAACGCGCAAAGATCAGGAGCCGTGGCGCTTGGCCGGGCAGGAGTCCCTGAACAAACTCATGGGCCTGTTGAACGACGGCAGTCTCACGAGCAAATTCGCCGGACAGAACGTCCAGAACGAGCCAGGCTACGCTTTTGGCATGAAGCAAGGCATGGATACCGCCAAGATGCTCGGATCGCGCAGCGGTGGATTTGGCGGCGATGTACTCAAGGCTGGAACCAAGTTCGCCGAGGACTATGCGGGGACCAAGTACAACGACGCCTTCAACCGCTTCCAGACCGAGCGGCAGAATATGCTCGATCCGTTGTATCGCATCTCCGGGTTCGGGTCGTCTGCGAATACATCGAATCAAGTTGCTGGGCAGAACTTTGCCAATCAGGCGGGTGGCAATATGCTGGGCGCCGCTAACGCACAAGCTGCGTCAGGAATAGAGCGCGGGAACATTTATGGCAATGCGTTGAACCAGTTGGCGGCCTACGGGAACCGAAACAACTGGTGGCAGACTCCGCCCTATTCCCCTGGGGTGACGAATCCACCGTACTACGACTCAACACCTGGAAGCGGGCCTTGATATGCCAATCGACACCAGCATGTACGGTAGAAACAAACTCAAGTCCATTTGGGACTATGAGGCAGAGCTTGACGCGAGTGCTCTGACCAAGCAGCAGCTATCCAGCAATGCGCTCAATATGTCGGCGGATCAGCAAAAGCTCGGCGAATATGAACGCTCGATGAAAGAGCAGGGACAAATCAGAAACGTCCTAGCCGGGACAAAAACACCAGAAGAAGCGATCAACGTATTGCGATCCTTCGGGACCGCCTCATCCTTGTCGCATGCAGACGCTATTGAGAAGAATATGATCGCCAGACGGGCGCAGGAAACGCAAAGCGCGAAAGGGCAAGTAGAAATCACCGCCGCGCAACATAAATTGCTGCAAGATGTGGTCGGCGTGATCCAGCAGCGCCCGGATCAAGCGACCGCGATGGCCATGCTCGATAGATGGGAAGGCTTGACAAAAACGTCAGCAGGAGAATTTCGGCAGTTGTTTGCGAGTGTCGGCGAGAACCCGGAAGCGCTTAAAAAGCTCGCTGCCGGTATTGCGGTGCATGCCGAGAAGCTATTGCCAAAAGCATCGAACATCAATCTTGGCGGCAGCGAAGGCTTCTATTCGACTGATCCAGTGACGAACATGGTAAGGCCAATGGGCGAGACACCACGGACGCAGACTCAGGAGAGCATTGCAACGAACGAACGCATGGCCGCAGAGGGCGCCGAGAACGATGCAAAAAAGCAATTAACTGAAACGCCAGATGGGTTTGTCTTGGTGAATAAGACAACCAATGAGGTGACACCACTGAAAACGCCCACTGGAGAGCCTGTAAGAA